TTAGATAGTATCCGAGTTAGGTGCTGCGGAAGTGAGAATTGCCCAGATAGTCAAAGCCATTATTGTGAAGCATATTGCTGAACCCATTTGCTCAAACTTCTGTAACAATTATTTCTCACCACTTGGCAGTACCGTTGAGGCTGATCTGCAACATTCCAAATACGCAGTAATGCGCTGAGGAAAGAGCAGGCGAACCAACTCAAGGTGAACCCGATCACTGGCCTCTTTTAGGTCAAGTGTCGCGTACCGTCCCGTCGAGGAGCCTGTAAGGGCCCCCCGCTGGTTCGGACCCTGATCGGTGAAGAACACATTCCACTTTGCAATGGGATGAGACTCCACTAATCGGTATATTGCCCTGCTTAGCCCCTGCTGTATCCATTGAAAATCAACGGGTTCACAGGAGATTAATCTCGGGCCGCGGGAATCTTTTGGCACAAGTAATACTCGTGCTGAATGATCCGTAACCTTCACAGCATCAAAGCTGCGATAGTAATCACAAACGTGCCCCGCCGACGCGCAGAAATACGCATCGAAAGGGTAGAGATCTGTGATTCGACTGGAAACATTAGTCCAATGAAACTTCTCCCATAGGCGTTGCTTGGTAGCAACAACTCCGGGACCGTGACTTGGGACGATGTCCGTAGGGTCGAACGACGAAAAGAGCTCGTTTAAGAGCCTTCTCGCCTCGCGAATCACAAGCTGTTGACGTACCACAGGATCTTCACGATAACTTTCGTTATCGCGGAGGGGTCCCTTAATATGTCTTCGCTTGTTAATACTATGCCAACCAGAATGCCAAACAGCAAACTGAGGTGACATTTCCGACAAGTCTTTCTCTGCGCTTTTAAACGCATCGATGACTTGTTGTTCTTGGGCCTCATCATAAGGGAGTTCATACTTATAATATAAGTAGAGGATCTGCCTTATGAGCTTAACGCATTTTGCGTCAGGTTCGGGAAGGAGACCTCCGTCCGGATAGAACACTAAGTTGAAAAGCTCTCCGAGAAATCTCGGTAGCTTACTGTTGTCTTGGAGTTTCCACTCCAATTCAGCAGCGTTCCACTCAGTGGCTCCTGAAAGCACCTGGTCTAGGTGCTTTCCAAGACGGGGCATCGTTTTCGTTAGAAAACTTACTCCTTCAGAGCGAGTTCTGTTGGTCACGAATTGAATCGTGTTCCTAAGAGCTCGTGTGTCGAACACTACTCCATAAGACGCGTGAGCGTCCGCGAGTAATGCGGCGATGAGACTTAACTCATCAAGGCTGTTAGCGGGGTCCATATGGAGCCCCTCCTTGAGCCATGCACGCAAATACCCGACGGACACAAACGAGGTACTGTTTGTAGGTTCCGGAAAACCGGATTACTATGAACAGTGAGTCGTGGATTCTAAGGTTACGAGTGGCGAACTGTCTAACCCGCGACACCCGATAAATCGGGGTCGTGGGGTACAATTCACACTTATGGCCGAAGAAGCCGACGACTTCCTTCACACACTCTAAACGAGCCAGCTTTTCTGCTGGTGTTAGACTATTCATAACGAACCTCCAAGATTACCTTTGCAGGGTCTTGAGGGTCCGTTAGAGGAACTACCTCCACCGGTACGAAACTGCTTACCTTTTTCAAGGGCGAGCAGTATCTGAAGGTGTAGGGTCTCTTCCGATCGGCAGGGTTTAAAGCCTGCTTAATGAAAGAGAGGTCTATCGAGCCATCCCACTTGTGTAATCCAAATGACTTCATTTGATGAAGTATTTGGAGAGCATCGTAGGCGGCTTTCGCTCGGGGATCTAACCCCGCTATCTCAGATAGATGAACTGCCGGTCCCAGTCGCCTTCCCTTATAGGAAAGTGCGATTGCTGGGTCAGCAGCGAACCACTCTGAGTAGATATGTGCGTGAGAGAGCACTGAAGCCAAGATAGGCTCCATAAAGAATGCTCTCGAACCGAAACTAACTGTTTGCTTAGGCATATGGTATCTCCTATGAGATCACCGAGCTCGTGTCTTTACTGACATTTGAACGATGACCCCAAGGCCACCATTAAATGCCCGCCGACAGCAAGTTCGAGGCGCCTGTCCCCGTTCCGTCGAACAAAACCGTCGTTGCCGCGCCAGTTGTGGCGAGGAACGACAGCAAGTTTGCTAGGAGCATCTTGGGAACCGTGTCATCTGATTGATCGCCAATTGAGCGATCCATTACGACATACACGGAGTCCTTGACGAACCTAGTACCGTCATAGACCGAGACCGCGGTTTTATCAAACCGCACGACCGATCTACGACGACGACTGATACCCGACCCCGTCTCTTGATGAGAGACGATGAGCCGGTGGGGCACCGCAGGTGATTCGCCGATTAAAGCGAATTCTGTGCGGCCGTCGCCTAGCTTCAAGCGCTGGAACTCTTGTTCCGTGCCTGAGGCGTTCTTGATCTCGTTTGTATTAAGGGTATTTGCTAACATGTTGCAATGCCGATCTAATCGGCTAGCAGTCTTACTGCCTGGTGGAGTTTAACCTCCACGGTTTGTTAGGCGTTTCCTTGACGTAATTGTCAGGGCTACACCCAGACTCAACTCGCGAGAGTTGAGCCCGCTGCCAAAGATGGCAGGCTTATTCCTAACCGGCAATTCTACGTCGCGACGGTAAGTCGTCTCGTATAATGTCGGCAAGTAGGTATCTACTGTAGAAGGAACGTTATAGCCTTTCGATGTCGTTTTCACGTACACCGAAATTCGGCGAAATCGTTCCACACTCCAGAGTACCCGCGATATGCCTATCGTCGGTTCCATCTGCAACGTTCTACGTCCTTTGAGCCACCGGTTCACACCGAGGACCCAATCGACAATAAAACTCCAGGGAATTGCATTCCAGAGGGTGCTAAGGTTGATTTGACTCAACCCAATGCGATCCTCCAAATACAATACTTGAGCATTCTCAAGCTGGAACTGAGTAAAATTGTAATAATACTCAGCTTGCAAGTGGAATTGCGTCGGATTGTAGTAAGTTACACGGCGGAAGGCTTGCCAACCATGTAAGTGTTCCCTATATGCCCCGGTAGTACCCGCAGGACCATCTGATCCTGCGAACTGGCCGAGGTTTAGGTTATACGAACTGGTATTGGACAGGTCCTCCGCAGGAACTGCTACCTCTTGCCACTCGAAGCTATAATGCTTTTTGAGCGGCCGACCCGACATGTTGAGTAGGCGCTTCATGCGCTTATCAACATCGATGAGTGCGTTATACAACGCAACAACATCGCGAAGAAACGGCTCGACGCCAAACTCCTTTTGGAGATAAGCGTCCGCAGACGTTTGGAATATCTCTCGTAACGTTGGTCCGTCAGAGTAAGAAAAACTCTTCCTGACTTTCCAAAGGTACCGGTACCTCACGTTGGTAGCGCGTTTGTACGCGCGATTTCCAGTGACGGCAATCTTTGTATTTTTTACAAAGACAGCTTCAGTTCTCTTGAGCACTTTTCGTGACCAAGAGAATTTCACTGAATCAACCTTCGAG